CCTTAACATTTCATTTGCTATATATTCTTTTTGAGCGTCATTAAAAACATATTCATTTTGTTTTTCGCCAAAATTTATATTTCTTTTTTCAGAAATTTTTTCTGATATTCCTGCTACGGCATTAGAAAGAGAATTAATAGCGCTATATCCTCCTCCAATATTTCCAAGCAATCCTCCTGCGCTTTGAACGTCAGCAGAATAAGATTGCGCTGGCGGAGTATTTCCAACTCCAATACTATTTGGAGGAAGAAATTTTGCTAATTCTGCCTCTCCGTTATCAGGCATTAAATATTTCATAAGTGCTTGATGACGTCTTATTCTGGCTATTCTCTCAGGATCATTTTCAGGAGAAACATAATCAAAAACCCCTTCTGGAGCTACATAATCAGGATTAATTTCGCCTTGTTTGTATCTAGCGTTATAAAGTTCTCTTTGAGCCTCTAAAGCTTTTCTTGCTTCTTCTGCTTTTTTTAATTCTTCTTCTAATGTAGCCATCTTTAAGCCTTTTTATCCAATAAAGTCCCAGAGAGTTTTTTTCTTTTTTTGCCCATCCAAATCAACGCCTTCTGGCTTATCTTTGTTTGACTTCATGTATCCAGCAATAGCTTGTTGCAATGCTTTGTCCTGCTGATCCATAGTTGCCATAGCATTTTGAGACTCAGCAAGACCAAGCATTTGTGGTCGATTTATAGGCATTTCCTGTTGTTGTGTCATGCCTTGAGCCATAGCAATTCTTGGATCCATTTGCTGTGGCTGTTGCATTCCAGACTGATTCATCATCTGATAATTTTGAGAATAAAGCTGTCTTAAAAACTCAGGAGATAAATAGTAATAAGGATTCATTTTTATCCTCTTCCACTAGCAGCAGTAGCCGCCAAGGTTAAGTAATCAAACAATCCCGGCTGTCTTGTAGCAACTTGAGTCTGAGGAACTGGCGTAGCGCCAAGTGCCTGAGAAACGTATCCAATCGACTGTTGAGGCGCTCCAACGTATCCTCCATATTGAGCTTTAGCAGCATCAATAAGTTGTTGTTGCATGGCTTGTTGCATTGCGCCTTGTTGAGCAAGATTAGCTTGAACTTGCTGACCCATACCAAATCCAAGGTTAGATACATTCGCAAGCTGATTTGCGGCCGCTAGACGCTGTTGTGCGCCCTGCAAGCCAGATCCAACGTTAAATTGACCAGCCGCCATTCTGTTTTGAATGTCACTTAATGCGGCCTGTTGAGCGTTCTGGAATCCAGCTTGTCTTAATCCAGCAGAAGATTGAGCCAACTGTTGTGCCACATTTCTGCCATATTCTGACTCTGCAATCGCCTGTCGAGATCCGCCGTATGCTCCTGCGGCTTGCGCCTTGGCTCCAAGGATATCTAGCCCCATTTGAGCGCCACGCAGAATATCAGCCTCGTTAGCCCTGATTACTTGCTCGGTGTAAGGATTCATGTACTGACCAATGTCAGTAGACGATAGTTGCCCAGCTTGTACTTGCTGTGGCGTGTATCCCATCCCTGCGGCTGATCCTAATCCAGCGCCATAAACGCCTTGCGCTGCTGCTTGATTTACGTTTGGTGTTCCGCCCTGCGGTGCGCCTGCCATATCTTTATCCTCTCGGTACGAATAGCTGATTGTATGCGGCTACCTGATTAGGGCTTCTGGACTGTAACTCAGCCACTGCCTGATCATATAACGGCATAGATGAATATCCTTGCATACCGCCAGCATAAGTTTGCGGTGCTGGCATTCCTTGTAATGGCTGTAGCGATCCCGGGCTTAACAGTCCAAAAGCCTCACCAGCGCCAATATTGGCCTGCATAGCCGCCTGTTGCATTGGATTAAATGCAGCAACATCTGGCCCAGAATATGGCATATATCCTATTTTTTGCGCCGCCTCAGCCCTAGCTAAGTTTCTGGTAGCTGGTTGAGCTATCCAATCTGGAATTTTTGTCTCGGTAGTTCTGCTACCGCCTTTTCCACCACCGCTACTCATTTAAATCTCCTTTTTTAACGTCGTAAACTGATAATCCCAACCATGCTTGGCTAAAACTCTTTCCCAGCCCGGCCTTCCAGTTATGGTCATCCCGGTGCATCCTTGCGCTTTAGCCCACTCAGTTGCTGGCTTGTGGAAATCTATAAGTTGATTAAGACTACCACCAGCCAAAAAAACGTGAAATACTTTTTTTCTTGGATATACAACTATTTCAGTGACCATACAAGAATCCTCTGTAGGCCAAAACTGAAAGTGGCCAGTAAGAATCCCAAGCACAACATCATCAAAGTTATGAGTATCGCCAGAATAAGCCAAGGCATCCTCAATATAGTGCTTGCACCGATATATCTCATCAACCATGCCATTTGAGTATTCAGCCTTTTTCATGGAACCTCTAGCTCACTTACAGATAGCGTCACAGATGGCGAAGCTGGGCAAAATGCTGTTGCGGCTGTAGTGCTTAATGATGCCGTAACATCTGATACGGCAAACATTGCCTGTAAATAATCGTTTGCAGAAACATCAAAAATGCCACTTCTCGACACTATTTTCTTTTGCCCATTTGCCTCAAGAGTAGTCACCATAGTTGAATTAGGAACGTTTGATCCGTTTATTCTTGGCCAAAAATAAAACGTTTTTGCACTGGCCGAACTAGATACTATCTCTCCAGTAAAAGTTAGCTCATATACGCCACTTTTCTCAAACACAATTTTACTTGAGTCTGTTGCATCTATCGATACATTATGAGAATAAGCCTCAGTATCCCAAGTTATTGCGGTTGCCGTATTAATTGTAGCGGCGGTCTGATTGTTAAAATCAGCAAAAAAGCCATATGAGTTCTCGCCGTATGGAATTGGTAAATATTGACCATTTGTTGACAAAACCATGTGGCCTATTTCCTCGTTCCACAACATGACTCCATCTTCAGATGCTGACTCGCCAGAAGTCTTGTAATCTAGCTTATTTGCAGTCCTGCGAATAAACTGATTTAGGCGCTCTGCCCACTCGCGCCAGTTTCCGCCCAGTGGTGGTGGAGGTGTACTCAACGCTTACCTCCGGGGCTGGCCTCAATACGCATCACTCCGACTCTCCAATCATCATTGATTGTAGTCTCAACGCGCATCCTGATCTGCCTACCGCTAAATCTAACGTCAGTAGGATTGGACATCGTGTAGCTACCGTACTCCGTCTCGGAGCCGTTTGGATAGAATCTAGTTTTGAACTTAGCCGTAACGTCGCCCTGTGTTTGCTCGTCTGGGATCAATTGTGTAACTTTCATAATGTTATCACCGTTTCCAAGACTTATCGGGCCAGATTCAACAAATGCAGTAGCTCCCGCGTGATTAAATCCATACTCGTGGAAGTACAATTGACCGTCTGATGCCGCCCAAACTGGATATCTCAATATACCAATATCCATGGCGGCAGTTCTTGATAACTGGCCAAACGTCCAAAAATTGTCCTTGTAATCGAATGTGACGTATCTATTGTTTTCTACAGAATCCTCACTAGGATAGAACCACCATATCTCTGAGTAACGGCTATTGTGTACGCCGTACACTTTACTGATCTGGTTAGTGTTTATATCTCTAAATACATAGTCACTAACGTCGCAGTTAAGCTCTCGACTGATTGAACCGTCAAATACAAAGAATCCCTTCTGCCCCATCCAGAACGCCATCTGATCAACGGCAACTAATGATTTTGGAGAGTCGGTACCGCAAGCAGATCCAATACGCTCAAATCCGTAAACATACGGTGGCCCTTGATATGTGGCCAAATGCGCGTCTGTATCTGTTAGGATCAGCGTTCTCCCGCGCACACGCGTGGCAGTCTTAATAGATCCAGATGTTTGTAGCTCAATGTCGCCAGCTTCGTTTGTAGCGGCAGGAGACCATGTGCTGGTATCTTCCTTGTCGCACCATTGCACCTTTCGAGAGTTCCCACCAGCGCCAAGCGCAAACAAGAAACGCTCCTCTGTGACGATCAATCCTTGGTTATTTACTGGCGCACCACTTATCGTTGTAGCTATGCCACCACCGTCTACGTCCCACAAATATAGATTTCCATCGTCTGTTGAACACGCGACTAGATCCTCACCAAAGTTATCTAATGACCAAGTTGTTGCTGGATCCCACGTTGCCGTAGGAGTCCTAGGAGTGCTGTATGTGCCGACGTTATAGTATCCGCCGCCATATCCAGTATTTTGTTCTGCATCTTCTCGTCCGGCCGTCAATCCCGATGGAGTAATATCTGTAATAGTTCCAGAGGAGCTAATGTAGTACAACTTGTTGTACGTTCCTGCGGCAATGTTGTTTGAACCATCAAGGTCACGCCATCCATGCATAGCCCTTGGCGCTGCGGCGATACCAGACGTTACAAAATCAGTCCATCCGCCAACAGGACGTAAACTTCCCTCTGCCCATCTAATTAAACTGGAGTCGCGCCATCTGTTGGATTGCTCAAACTCAGTTCCATTTCTGTATATGCCCGGAGGCAGTTTTAACGGGATCAACGACATTCTTATTCCTTATGCTGTACGCTTCCACATATAAACTGTGATGTATGGCTGTAGAGTGCTAATACTTGTAGCAGATCCACTTACACTTATTGAGTGAGTGTGTCCAGATCCATTTCCAGTTCCAGTAGTTTCAGATCCAGAAGCAGATCCGCCTCCAGTAGACCAAGTACCATATTTACGTCCGCCATCATCAGGAGTTCCGCCAAAGAAAGTTCCAGCCCCACCATTATCGTTTTGAGGATAACCAGTAGTAAACGTTGGGCCTAACATTTGGTGATAGTGCTTCGGCATTTGAGCTTCTGTAAGAGCCGTAGATCCAGAAGTTCCAGAAACAGATACTGTTCCAGTTGAAGTTTTGCTTCCTCCAGTTTCTTCTGCGGTATCAAAATCAGTGTCGCTTGAGTTGTAGCCAACAGGAACTCGACCAGCACCAAATGCTGTCCATGTGCCAAATCCAAGCAATGTACCGGGATTGGTTGAGTTAGTGGCGTTTGTGTAAATAGATCCAACTGGATAAATTGCCGCTAAAGCAGCTTGCACAAAAGCCGTAGTTGCTATCTGAGTGCTATCAGTTCCAAAAGATGCGTTAGGCGCAGTAGGCGTTCCAGTCAATGCTGGAGATGCCAATGGCGCTTTTGTGTCTATCTGTGTCTGGATAGCAGAAGTAACGCCATCAACGTAATTTAGCTCTGCGGCAGTTGCCGTAATAGCCGTTCCGCCAACTTTCCAGCTTCCAGCAGTTAAGTTTGGCGCAATTGCCGTAGTGCCATCGAGCAAGTCGTCGATAGTGTCTAAGTTAGTATTTAACTTGGTTCCCCAAGTAT